TTTTTTTTTTAATGATACGGCGACCACCGAGATCTACACTCTTTCCCTACACGACGCTCTTCCGATCTAACAAAAGTAATTTTACAAGTGCTGCTCAAGAAACTAGTCTACTGGCTGTTGAGCTTCCAATGCCTAGTTCATTAACAGACGCAACTGGTCTTCAAGTAACTGGATTTGAAAGAACTTTCTTAGAATCGTTTATTGCCGATACATTAGCTCCTGCGTTCGAAGGCAGTATTACTGAGATTGGTAAAGAACTATTTGACTTTGGGAAAGGATTTGCGGAAAAAGGTATTGACTATTTGTCAGGTGTTGCGAAAAGTGGAGCGCAAAAAGAGGCTGTTGGTCAAGCTTCTAGGATTGCTTCGTTTATGATGTCAAATACTTTAAATAGTTTTTCTCCAGGATTAGGTAAAGCAATGGGTGCTTCGAGAGGAACCGCAGTTAACCCACAAGCAACACTTTCTTTCGAAGGAGTGAACCTAAGACAATTTTCGTTTGATTGGGCATTATATCCTGAAAGTGCTGAAGAAGCACAAGCTATTAAAAAAATCATAAGATCAATGAAAAGAGTCATATTACCAACCGTGCAAGGTTTAGGGCCTGACGGTCAGTCCGCTGACGGATCGGGAGGAACCCTATCAGGTAACTCATTAGCTCGAGCCTTTTTGAATTATCCTGCGACTGTTAATATTAATCTATTAGGTATTGATGAATCGCATTTCCTTAGATTTAAACCATGCATGTGCGATAATATAACTATTGACTATGGAGCAAGTGGTGAAATTGTTATTGCTGAAGGTGGTGTACCTCAAGGTATTAAACTTTCTATGGTATTTAAGGAACTTGAAATACAAACGGCTCACGATTATGAAGGAGACGACAACTAATGGCAACCAAATATTTTGAACATTTTCCAGTTATAGATTACCAAGGTAGAAAGGTTAGAGATATATCTCGAAGACCTTCTTTCACAAGAGCAGTCGCAAATAACCCGTATCTTTATTATTCTTATACAGTTACTGAAGGCGAGAGAGCAGAAGATATTGCTTTGGAATATTATGGCTCTGTAGATTATATTTGGTTAGTGTACATGGCAAATAATATCATAGATCCTTATTACGAATGGCCAATGAATGCTCAAACGTTTAACGACTATATCGTCGATAAATACCAAGCGCAGTCTGGCAGGATTGGAGAAGATGTTATTGATTGGACAAAAGATACAACAATTGATGAAAACATTATATATTATGTTAAAACAGTTTAGGAAATAACAAATGGCAGTCGACAATATCATATTAGCACCAGAATCGTTCAGGACGATTTATCTCCGTAAAGAAGATCGCGTGATTATGCGTACTGAGCGTGGTGAAAAAATAATCATTAAAAGAATCATTCCTGAAGATTGGGTTCCTTATCGTATCTTTGAATATGAAGAGCAAATTAATGATAACAAAAAGGAAATCTTTTTATTCGATAACTCGTTCTTAGGTCAACTATCACGAGAATTCAAACACTCGGTAAGTACTGAATAATGTCAGAATCTTTTAATCCTTCTCATTGTACTATAGAAAGCGCTATGATTAAATCGGTGGACAATAGAGACGCTTCTATTACTGCTTTGATATATGGATTTAATCTAAAACAGTCAATCTATAGCTCTTCTTTTTCTGGAACGCTTAAGGTGTTCGACCAAGTCGGAACGTTACATGATTTCCCATTAAGAGCAGAAGAAGAATTAGAATTAATAATTAAAGGACATGATCTTCAAACAGAATTAAACATTAAAGGTCAAATAGTTAAAATTGATGGTTTAAGTAAAAACGATTTAGGCGATGGTTATTTTTATACATTACATTTTGTAAGCAGAACAACCTTTAGAGCAGGAATACAAAGCGTGATAACCGCCTTTACAAATATATCAGGGTCCTACGCTGCTAGAGAATTATTTAAAAAGTATTTTAATTCAAATAAAGAATTAAGTACAGCAACGTCAGTTGGTGAAATGCCTGATAACTCTGAAGGTTTACAATTAACTTCAAATAAAGGAAGAGCGTTTTATATCGAAGAATCTGATGGTCAGATGAGAACGATCATTCCTGATTATACTCCAGTGCAAGCAATGAACTTCTTGGCAAGTAAATCAAAAGCAGGATCACAATCTCCATCGAACATGTATCGTTTCTTTGAAACTTTTGATGGTTACTATTGGGTAACCGACGAATGGTTATTAAAAAGAGCAATAAAGAATAATAATAAGATTAAAGACTTTTACTATTTAAGCTTTTCAGAACAAGATGCATCACAGTATGCTGAGATAATGGTAAGAAACGTTGTATCTTTTGAAAACTCAAATCATGTTGATACGGGAGCTGACATCGATAGTGGTGCTTATAAGAATACGGTAATGGAAATTGATTTCGTGAATCATACAAGAACTTCTTATAACTTTGATTATCAAAAAGCAAAAAAGAAATACATTGGTATGACAGGACAACCAAGAACATCAAACGTTGGTGCAGTACATTCAGATAAGTTTATTTCTAAAACGTTTGACGACAATAACAAAAACGCAAAGCAATATGTGGTATATAGAGATTGGCAACCTGATGGAGTTGCTTCAATACCAGGTCAAGTACTTCGTACACCACAAAATATGGTTGAGATTATTCAAAACAGAGTTGCTTATAATTACCATTTAAATAATTCAACAGTTTCTTTGGGTATTGAAGGCAGGATAGATTTGGTACCAGGCGATGTGATTAATCTAATTACACAAGAACCTAACATTGCGTTAGAAAATAAACAAAACGAAAGATTGAGTGGCAAATATTTAATTGCTAGCGTTGACCATTCAATGGAGATGAACACTTTGAGTACTAAAGTGGAAGCGATAAAATATGGTTGGCAGAAAGGTGATATATGATTGATGGTTCAGGAATAAGTAATCCGTTCTTCTTCATCGGTATGGTTGAAGGTAATAACGATGAAACTCACGAAGGTCGAGTAAGAGTTCGAGCGTTTGGTGTACACGGAACAAATCAAGAAATTGACACAACAGATTTGCCTTGGGCAATGTGTGCTGCAGGTAATTACGATCCAAACAATCCACCCCCAGCATTAGGATCTTATGTATACGGAATGTTCTTAGATGGTAAGATGGCTCAACATCCAATCATATTAGGTTTATTACCTGGTATGTATAATACAGAATCAGATCCAACTAAAGACGGTGAAGGTGTTATTCCTGAAAAGAATGGTGATCTATTAGCAAGAGGTTATACTCCAAATGATTTCAACGCAGGCGGCGGTCCAGATAGATTAGCTCGTGGTGAATTATTAAATGAAACTTATCTATTACAACAAGCAGCCAATCGTACGCATGATCAAAAGATTGCTGATACAGATGAAACGTGGTCTGAACCTCCACCAGCTTACGCAGCCAAATATCCATATAATAGAGTAATTAAATCAGGAAGACATAGTATTGAATTAGATGATTCTCCTGGTGCAGAAAGAATTATGATTCATCACGATAGTGGTGCATATATTCAAATAGATTCAAAAGGTACAGTTTCTGAAAAAGCTGCCGCAGATCGTTATGAAATTAATATTGGAACAAAACACGAATCATCAGGTCATAGTGTAGTTACAGTTAATGGTAACGCTCATGTTTATGTAAAAGGAAATAAAACAGAAGAAATAGAAGGCGATTATAAATTACTTGTGCATGGTCACGCAGAGTTTGGCGTCGGTGGTCAAATGAATTTAAATGCAAGTGATCAAGTTCAATTGAGAGGCGGAGATATTAAGATTGAAGCCAACGCAGGTATTGCTACTTTATTTGCGAAAAAGGAAATACAATTTGAAGCAAGAAATCAATTAAACTTTGTTGCCAAAAATATTAAAGCTACTGCATTAAATACTTACGATGTATTCTCAACAAAAGCAATTAAGTTATCTACTCCAGGTGATATACATAATACAGCCTCAAACATAATTAGTTTAGCAAGTGGCTTAATACCACCTACTCCTTTAACAGGAACTGCTGTACCAACACCAGGTTGGAGTTTAACTACACCATCAATGCAAATTGCTTCGATCTCTACTTCACATACAGGAGTATTTAATACAACTGCTCTTAACTCAGGTATCATTACTTCAAGCAGTGTTGTTAATTCTCCATCGGTTATCGCAACTTCGGTAGCAGCAACGTCTGGTGACTTTACTACTTTGGGTGCACCACTTATGACGGCAACAGGAGCTGCATATAACGGAGCTTATCGTCCACCTGTAGTAAGTGTGTCAATGCCAACATTGCCTGCATTGTTACCGCCTGCTGTATCTGCTCCAATCGTTGCTCCTTTACCAGGATTAACTTCAGGCTGGGCGTATCCTACAGGTAATAGTCCAGAGTTTATTGCTAAAGTATTAAATCCTGTGAATGCGTTTGCCGCAATTATTGCCGACTTCTTACCACTTGGTTTAGGAGCATGGGGAATGACTTTAGCCAAGATGCCTGAACCACCTAAAAAGTCAACATCGATTGTTCCTCGTGGTTATTTTGCGATGGGATATTCTGGTGGATATATTTCAGCATTAGATGATTCGGCAAAAGATCAAACGAAATCTCTAACAAGAAGAGGGAGTAGATAATGGTTGATGCATGCGTAGACGGTAATGATCAAGTAACTCAGAATACTTTATCAATTAATAAAATTCCAGCCATTGATGGTGCAGGAAGATATACTCTTGGACAAATTGATCTTGTGACTCAGGAGATTGCTAATAGTATACTTCAAGATGCAGAAACAAATCCGTTAAGTAGAGCAGTTAACAAATACGGTAATAAGATATATGACGCGTCTGGTTATTTAAATGGTTTACTTCGACAACGAATAGGTGATTTAAGTAGTT